CTCAATCGCAGCCTCGGGGTCTACTACGTGAACCTGGCCGAAGGCGCCGATCGGCCGGACGAGAAGCCAGGCTTCTTCTCCCGTCTGTTCTCGAGCAAGCCGGACCAGGAGGAGATCGACGCGCGCGCCGAGCGCTATCAGGTGCGCCTGACTCGTGCCGGTGAGCAGATTCTCGTCACGCTGGACCGCAACATCGATACCGTTGCGCCAGCCGAGGTAGCACGTCGCGTGCTCGAGCGGCTGAAGGAAAACCTCGGCTGACCTGGCGCGCGGGCGCAAACCCAGGGGTGACGGCGCGCTGGCCTCGTCACCCTTATCTCTTCGAAACAAGGCGTCGGCCTGCAGCGCGGTGATGCTGCCGAATGGCGCGTCTAGGTGGAAATCGACCATGAGTACCCCGACCAATCTCAGCCTGAACAAGCTCTATTCGGGCAAGGTGCGCGATCTCTACGAGGTAGATGGCCAGCGCATGCTGATGGTTGCCAGCGACCGCCTGTCCGCGTTCGACGTGATCCTGGCCGAGCCGATCCCGGATAAAGGCAAGATTCTCACCGCAATCTCGAATTTCTGGTTCGACAAGTTCAGCACGCTGGTGCCCAATCATTTCACCGGAGACCGGGTCGAAGACGTGGTGCCTGCCGCCGAGCTGCCCCTGGTCGAAGGGCGTGCGGTCGTGGCCAAGCGCCTCAAGCCCGTTGCGGTGGAGGCGATCGTACGTGGCTACCTCGCTGGCTCCGGCTGGAAGGAATACCAGAAGAGCGGCACGGTCTGCGGCATCGCCCTGCCAGCGGGTCTGAAAGAGGCGAGCAAACTGCCGGAGCCGATCTTCACGCCTTCGACCAAGGCTGCGGTGGGCGACCACGACGAGAACATCTCCTTCGAAGAGTGCGAAGCCATCATCGGCAAGGAACTGGCCGCACAGGTACGCGACACCTCCATTGCGTTGTACCGCGCCGCTGTCGAGTACGCCGCCACGCGCGGCATCATCATCGCCGACACCAAATTCGAATTCGGCCTCGATGAGCATGGCACCCTGACCCTGATGGACGAGGTGCTCACGCCCGACTCCAGCCGCTTCTGGCCGGCTGACAGCTATGAAGAGGGCAAGAACCCGCCAAGCTTCGACAAGCAGTTCGTCCGCGACTGGCTGGAGTCCACCGGCTGGAACAAGGAGCCGCCGGCCCCGGCGTTGCCGGCCGAGGTTGCACAGAAGACCGCCGACAAGTACCGCGAGGCGCTTACCCGACTCACCGCCTGAACCCATGGCCGCAACCCGCTGAAAAAAGGCGGAAAAAGTGTGCTTGGGGGTTCGACAAAGCGAGCCGTGTAATGAGGCTTTCGGAGGAGGAAGGCTAAGCGGCTAAAGGCACAAAAACGGATTCGAAATCCGTTGTATCCGCAAGGGTACCTAGGGTTCAAATCCCTATCTCTCCGCCACTAACACAGTGAAATCAAGGGCTTGGCGGGTTTCGACCTCCAAGCCCTTTTTCTTTGGTGCGCAGATTGGTGCAAATTTGGGGGAATGGCTTCGCTTGACGCTCCCCTACGCTCCCCCATAGATTCCCCCGCATGGCCTATTTCGAGAAGCGCGGAAGCTCCTGGCGTGCCCAGGTTCGCCGCAAAGGATATCCAACCCTATCAGCCACCTTTGACACCAAGGCAGAAGCCCAGCGATGGGCTGCCGAGATCGAAGGGGATATGTCGCGTGCTCGGTTCGTGGATATACGCGAGGCCGAAAGCACGACACTGGCCGAGGCGCTGAAGCGGTACCGGCGCGAGGTAAGCGATCACAAGAAGGGTGAGAAGCAAGAGGGCGTCCGCATAAAGCGGTGGATGGAAGATCCGCTGGCGGAGAAGTCGCTGGCCTCGCTCAAGTCTTCAGACCTGGCCGCCTGGCGTGATGAAAGGCTGAAAGAGGGGAAATCCACCGCGACGGTTCGCCTGAACCTTGCCATCATCAGCCACCTATATACAGTGGCCGCGAAGGAGTGGGGGATTGAAGGACTGGTAAACCCATGCCGGAACCTGCGGATGCCAGCCGGCAGCAAGTCGCGCGATCGCCGGCCGACCAGCGATGAGCTGAGCCGGATCTACGCTGAGGCTGCGAAGATTCACCACGAGCTGCCGGTAATCATCGAACTGGCAGCCGATACGGCAATGCGCCGATCTGAACTGGTATTGCTGCGGCGCGACCAAATCAAAGGCAAGGTCGCGCACCTTGAAGACACGAAGAACGGCTCTCGCCGGCTGGTACCGCTCTCGAGTCGGGCGCGTAAGCTGCTGGACGAACTGCCGAAACAGATAAATGGCCGTGTGTTTTCCCTGTCGCCTCAGTCCGTGAGCAACTACTTCCCGCGCGCCTGCAAGGCTGCCGGCGTGGTTGGGCTTACCTATCACGATCTGCGCCACGAGGCCACGAGCCGCCTGTTCGAGCGCGGCTTCACGATGATGGAGGTCGCTAGCATCACGGGGCACAAGACCCTCGCAATGCTGCAGCGATACACGCATCTTTGCCCGAGCGCGCTGGCCGACAAGCTCGGCTAGTCACGCTACGCCCCTCAGCTTTGGCGGCTCTCGCCGCTTCCTGCCTACCTTCGGCGCCTTGTGTTCGCCGCTTTCATACTCCCGCAAGAACCTGCGGACCGACTCTGTACGCCAGCAATGCCGCACGCCCTGCTTGAACCCAGGCGGCAGCCAGTTTGCCCCGTCTCGAATAGCAGAGCGTATCGCGCACTCAGTACGGTTCAGCATCCTCGCCAGTTCTGGCACATGCAAAATTTCAGGCTCCATCTCTCACCCCCTCACCGTTACGCCGGCTGCTTCGATAACTGCAGGCAGCGTGTTCAAGTCCATCAGCGTGAAATAGCCTTCATCCCGCCAGCCGACAGTGTCGATGTGAACGACGTTGCCGAGGATTGCTGGCGTGCGCAGCGGCGTATGGCCAACCACGAGCGCGAGCAGGTCCGGTATTCCGCTGGTGTCGACCATCTCGATTCGAGTGCGCGACCACATACAGCTGTTCTTGACCAGCTTCAGGCGCTTCTGCGTCTCCGGCTCTGTCAACTCGGCGACCGTCTGCGCCCATGTCGGGAAAGGGCAGTCTGCGTGCACGATGCCAACTAGCCCTGCGTCCGTCTCCAGTTCAATGGCGATCGGCAGCTCACGGAACTGGACGGCGTACTCTGCCTGCTCGTCGCTGTTGAGCGACAGGAACCAGCCGCCGCCGTTGATGAGCCAGTTGCCCAGCTCGCAGCTGTCGTACCGGCACACGTAGTCGTCGTGGTTGCCGCGCACCGGGTGTAACCATGGCTTTGCCAGCCACTCCAGCGCCATGTCACATTCAGGGCCGCGATCAACCAGATCGCCAACCGAGAACAGACGATCGACTGCCGGGTCAAAGCCGATCCCGTCGAGCGCCTGCTGCAGCTTCGTAAAGCATCCGTGAATGTCGCCCACGGCAAAGTCACGGCCCGCCGTGTTCTTGGCGAACCGCTTGATGAGTTCGGGCATGTCTATCTCCTGCTGCGTGTGGGGTTAGGCGAGACTCTCGCGCAGAAGGCGGAGCCATTCGTTGCGCTGATTGGTTCGCTCGACTTCTTCCTTGTGCTGCTGCTCGTGATACGCGATATCGCGGCGCGCTTTCTCTAGTTGCTGTTCCAGCCAAACTTGACCTGATAGTCGTGGCGTTTCGATGGCGTAGTAGGACGCATCACAGTCAAAGTCGATGCTTTCTGTGAGCTGCTTGCGCATGAACTCCTTGAGGTGGATATGCTCGGCGCTTGGCGGAGCCCATTCATCCACCGCCTGTATCATTGCGGCGTACTTCTGACGAAGCTCGCCGATCTCCTTAATCCTGATCCGGCGCTGTGTTTCTGCATCGTGGTACTGCTGCGCCGCGCGGTGCTCGCAGGCTTCTGGCGTCAAAGATGAAATCTCATCAAAGCGGCTGTGGGCCTCATCGAGCTTGCAAAGGTGGTAGTCGCTAGGTTCGAATCGCTCCGGAATCGGAGCATTGGCCGGCTCGTCACGCATCATGATCAGCGCGCCAAATCCGCGAGCGCAGCCCATGACGAACTGCTCGAAAGTGATTCCGTCTGCGATGGGTGCTGTGTATCCAGTAGGCATAAGTGCTCCTCCCCGCCGACTCTCGCCGGCAGGCTGTGTGTTTGGGTGGGGTTAGGGGGTTAAGAGCGGTTGCGCTCTTTCGGGCTGTCGATGGTCATCGTGTAGCCGCAGCATTCCGGCCAGCCGTGCCGCAGCGAGCCGCCGGCGTTGACCTTCTGCGATCGTCCGCACTTGGTGCACCAGACCATGCCGCGCGAAAGCTTCGGATGGCTTTCGGCAATCTTCTTGTGCGTATCCATATCACGCCTCCTTCGCAGACATGGCGGCGCGTAGTTCTGCTGCCATCTCGCCGCGCGCTGCCTTGCCTTCCTCTGCATCGCGGTCCAGAGCGTTCAGGATCATGGTGTGGATCGGCCGCATCGCCTCAGCCTCGGCGCGGAGCTTGTCGACCTCGCTCTGCCGATGCTTGGTGCCGTCGCGCCGGCCCTTGTCGTAGCCAGACTGCCAGCTGTTGGCATCCGATTGCAGAACCTTTACCTGATCCATCAGCCTATCCCGCTCGGCGGTCACGGCTGAGAGGGCGGCGAGGTGGCTTTCGACTGTCATAACCGCGCAGCTTCGGCGCTTGTCTTCTTTTGCCTCGATCATGTAGCCGCATAGCTCGCCGTGCTTCATGCGCTCGATGTTTTCAGGGTTGACGTAGCCAATAATCTCGACACATTCCACCTCTGCGGGCTGGGCGATGGACTCGCGCAATGCGTCGGCAGCGAAAGCCTCAGCGCTGCCTGAACTGGACGAGTGAATCTCTAGCCACTTTGCTGCCTCTTCCAGCGCGGTGGGATCAACCAATACCTTGATCATCTCACAATCACCTCCGCGCCGACTGCCTGCAGTAGCGCCACAATGTTCATCCAGCCGCCGTCGTAGCCGCGCTCAATGCGAGAGATTGTCGCCTTGTTGACGCCTACCTGTTCTGCTAGCGCGTCCTGGGTGATACCGAGAGCAACGCGCCGCGTGCGGATCACGTCGCCGGGCCTGAGGCTGGATTCAGTCATCTACTGCCTCCAGTGCTTTAGCCGGGTATATCTGCACGCTGCCGGCGTGGGCCTCGCTCTCTACGGCGTAGCCTTCCTTGGTCTGCTCGGTCGAGTACCAGCCAACCACGCGGCCTTCCCACTCGCTGCCGGTGGACTTCTTCACGATGTCTCCCATGCGGAACTTGCCTTGCGGGGCGGTCTGCGCGATGGGGGCGGCAACGTGTGTCTCGGCCAGAATCCGATAGCGGCCGCTGCATTTAGGGCAGGCCGCTCCCATCGCGTTCTCTTTGCCGCAGTCAGGGCACTGATCCTCGACCGGGCTCGGCCCGCTCCAGTCACACATCGCGCACGTCGCGTCTGTCTGGTGAGCGTCGTTGATGCCGACATGACCGCAGTCTGTGCACTCGCGGCACTCAACGTAAGCAGGCTGCTGCTCGGTCTGCGCGGGGCGGGCGACTTCAACGACGCGCGTGTCGTGCTCAGGGCTGGCCTCGCAGAAGCGGAACCACGAATGACTGCAAGCCATCCAGTCGCCTTCCCCAATCTCGCGCCACTGGAATTGATATACCGGCTCCATCAAGTCCGCCTCGTGGCCCAGTCTTTTCAGTGCGGCCAACTCTGCCTGAAGCGCTGCGAGATGGCAGTAATCAACATACGCTCCGTCAGGGTCCTCTGCGCATAGTCCACATGTTCCGTCGATGTTTATCGGCTCATACCGTTTGATTTCGCTCATAAAGCCCTCACCGCGCCAAGAATGGAGTTGAAGAACAGAACCATGAACCACGCCCCAGCCTGGGCGATTACGAACGCAGGCCAGCTCATGGCAGCCTTCCTGCGCTGTTGCGATTCACATCTGCCCCTTCTATCCCGGGCCATTGCTTTTGCTTGATTTCTACGGAAAAAAGCTCAAGCACAGTTATTGCGCTGTTGTACCCTCGCTCCCAGTCTGAGGGTTTTCTGCGTCGTTCCGCCTTGACTCTTTGTATGCACTCCGCGATGGTCATCCCGGCAATGTCGCGAGCCGACTTTCTGCGCTTTGAATCTGCTGACTTACTCTTCTGCGGCGGTAGGTTACGCAGGCACTCCGGTACGTACTTCATGCTTTTCCCCTCTCAGATCCAGCTTTGTAGGCCATCCACATATCGGGGTACGAAAGCGCGATGCCTTGCGCAAACTCAGATAGGCAGTAGTCACCCACAGCAGCGCCCCAAATAACGCCTTTCGGCACAGGCCAGCGCGCTTCGAAGTCTCGGCGCAACCGAGCATCGAGGGCTGCTTTCTCTATCGGGTCAAGCTCATCCTGCACCGGGACTGGCTCTACTGCCGCCTGCCCATCCCTGAACCCCTGCGCTGCGGCTGTGGCCATGTCGACGGCGGTGTAGGTGTCGGTGGGCTCGGGCTGCTGGGATAGGGCATCGCGCGCACGAAATCCGCCGTCACGGTCAAGCGCCTGTCTGGCGTTATCGCCTAGCGATCCGATTTTCCTGCAATCGGCTACCTTTTCCTCGTACCAGCGAAGTGCCTCACGCAGCCTATCGTTCTCCGCCTTCGCAGCCCCCAGCTCAGCGCCGAGGTTCATCATTTCCTTCAAGTCATGCTTGGTCATGCTCGACTCCATAGTTCCGAATTGTTCAGTTCAGCCTGTAAACAGGTCGCCTTGGCTGGCTTGGGCAACTTGCACTGGCGCGGCCTCTGGCTCTCGTGGCGTCGGGCTGTCAATGTGTCCTGCCATAAACATCCCTTTGTGTCGCTGGGTGAACGATGGTCAGGACGCCGCCGAATCCTTGAGCAATCAGGGCGTGCTCGGCTGCGATCTTGGCCACCTGGTCGTAAGCTTCTTCGCGGGTCATGTTGGTTGCTCCACAATCGTCGCCAGCGGCAGCCCGCTCATTGCCAGTGGCTCGTCGTAGCAGACGCCCAACATCTCGGGCCATTTGCGCGGCTCGCCGGGTTTGATGACGCCCTGGTCGTGTGCGCGATCCCATGACAGGCGATGCCGGATGACCTGATACAAGTCCCACGCAACGCCATCCTCTCGGCGCTTCGTCGCCTCTGGCATCAGCGTATTGGCGAGGCGCTTGATCTCATGCTGGGTCGTGTGTCTGCGCTCGTAGTCGCGCGTGTCGTAGTAGCCCGGTAGCCGCTCAATGGCGTGGTCGATCTGGCCGATCTTGATCCGCGCCAGCAGCTCGCAGGCCTCTTGCAGCTCAGCGGCCTGGCGCTCTGTTACGGTGATGGTGTAGGTGCGCATGGCGCCTCCTTGGGCGGCTCCGGTGGGCGGCAGCGGTAGCAGTCACAGATGCCAATTCGCTGGCCAGAGGTGCGGCAGTAGGTCGGGGCGTTCACAACTTCTCGCGCAGCCCCTCGTCGGTGATGATGCGGCGCACCGATCGGGAGTCGATGCCGATCCTCTCGCTGATCTGCACGCTGTTGAGCCCATGTCTGAGCAGCGGCAGGATCGAGTCGACGTTGCGCTGCCGCTGTTCGCGGTGCTTGTCGGTGTTGCCACTCGTGCGCTTCTTCATGGCGCTGTTCTTGACGCCGCGGCGCCGGCTGGCATCCTCGGCCGCACGGTTGCCCTGGTTATTGTTCCAGGTGCGCTCAGGCATCGAGCGGTACTGGAAGCCATCTATGATTTGGATGCGCCCGCCTGCATTGAGGAACGCATCAGTGGCCGCGTTGATTCGCGCGCGCAGAGCCTCGCCCTGCGCTATGGCATGGTTGTCTATGAGCATGGGTGTGTACCGGGGAGGAGGGCGCGCTGGGCGCCCGGGTTATGCGATGCGAAGGGTAGGCCGTGTTTCCAGGTGAGCGCCTGGCACTTCCTGCCCGCTCTTGATGGCTGCGGCGATGGCTGTCTTGTCGACTTCGCGCCTCCACCGCACGAACTCTCTGTCATCCGGGATCAGCTTGTCGTCGTCGATCACCACTGATGGCCGGCCTTTGCCGAGCTTAGCGGTGAACGTGCCGTCGATGGCCTTGATCTCGTTGATGCCGCAGCGCTCCATGTTCGACTTCAGGTAGCTGCGCAGCCATTCCTCGCGGCCTTCCAGCGCCTTGCGCTTGGCTGCGACGCGCTTCTCGTGCGCCTTCAGCGCCTCGATCTCGGCGGACAGGTTGAGCGCGTAGGCGGCGACGGCTTGGCCCTTCTGCACGAGCCCGCCTTGCAGCGCCTCCAGGGTGTCGCGCACGACTTCTTCCGGCAGCTCAGGATCATCCAGCACTTCAAGCGCTTGCTGGTACTCGTCGGCAAGCTGGTAGAGCTTCATGGTCATGTCAATGCTCCATGAGAAAGGGCGCCGAAGCGCCCTGTAGTTGTCAGATTCCAGCCAAGTACGGCACCGGAAGGAATGGTATGTCGTCGTCGAAGGAGTCCGGCCCCGGCGCACCTTGCTGGCTTTGCGGCTGCTGTGCAGGGCGTTGCGGCTGCGGCTGTCTAGGCGCTTGCTGCTGCCCATCGCCTTTACTGCCAAGCATCTGCATCGTGCCGTCGATGCCCACCAATATCTCCGTGGTGTAGCGCTTCACGCCGTCCTTTTCCCATTCCCGCGTTCTGAGCTTACCTTCGATGTAGAGCTGCTGCCCTTTGCGGACGTACTCGCCGACGATCTCCGCGATCTTTCCGCTGAAGACCACGCGGTGCCACTCGGTGCGCTCCTGCAACTGGCCGGTCTGCTTGTCCTTCCAGCTTTCCGATGTGGCAATGGTCAGGTTGGCGAAGGCGTTCCCGCTAGGCGCGTAACGCACCTCCGGGTCGCCCCCCGCATTCCCAATAATGATGACCTTGTTTACGCCGCGACTGCTCATGCCGTTTGCTCCAGGGTTTGTGTGAGTTCTGCTTTGCGTTGGTCCTTGGCGGCATTGAGCTTCGCCAGCACCTCGGGGTATTCCTGCGCCTGCCGGTAGGCCGCTGCGTAGACGCTTTGCAATTCATGCATCGTCTCAACCAGCGGGATTTTGCTGATCGCTTCCTCGGCGGCGTCCATCGCCTGCTGCTCTTGGCTCCGGCCATCGTTGAGCCAGGCCAGCAGCTTGGCGCCCGTCTCGGGGGTGATGACTTCAGGGTGCTGGAAGAGGCGCGTCCGATCCTTGCTGGCAACGGCGTAGTGCCCGTCGTGCGTGACGTCGAGGACGACAGTAAATTCATAGTCCGTACCGTCCCGCTGCTCACTCTTGAGGCCGAGCTTTACGATCTTTTTGCCCTCGCCCTGTACCGTCTCGGTCTTGCTCCGCATGGTGCAGATGATGTGCATCGGGCTGGTCAGGATCTTGTCTGTCAGCTTGCGGTGGCGCGGCGTTGTCTCACTCCAGGCCGACCATGTGTTGCCCTTGAATCTGGCCTTTGCCGTCTCGTCGTTGATCTCCAGGCAGCCGCCCGGCCCGGTCCACTCGTGCGAGTAGCTGTCGATGATCAGCACGTCATAGCCGGCGGCCTCTGCGGCTTGGATGGCTTCAACGTAGCGCTCGGGCGAGTAAGGTGCATGCAGCTCCATCACGTCGAAGTCTGCTGCGTCGGCGTACAGCGATGCGCTGCCGTGCTCGGTGTCGATCACTGCGATTCGACTACCAAGCCCCTTTGCCATCTGGAGCGCTGAATAGGTCTTGCCGGAGCCGGATGGTCCCGCCAAAGCCAGGCGGAGGCGTGCTTGTTTTCTCTCAGCTTTCTTGAACATGGCGTCTAGCCCTCGTTTCTGTAGTTAGTGCGCGCTCGATGCTCCATCCAAGCCTGTCGATACGCGTCCGCAAACATGCCTCTGTAATTCCTACCGCGACCGCCCACTGAGCCAGCGATCGGGTTTCGCCGTTCATCGTTATCTGTCGGTTCGTTCGCTTGTTGTTTGCCTGCTCAACAGCGGTCGCCCAGCGGCAATTGCCAGGCTGATACCCGAGTGAGCCGTCTATTCGGTCAATGGTTGTTCCGTCAGGTCGCTCACCCATGTCCTCAAGGAAGGCGGGGAACGATTGCCAGCGCTCGCACACGGTCACTCCTGCCCCGCCATATCCGCCGAACGAATCCCTTGCAGGATCGCCGCAACGCTGAGTCATGGCCTGCCATGAAATGTAGGTTGGGGATGTGCAGCTTCTCCGCCTGTTGCCGTGCTTCGTGGCTGTTCCTTCCTTGCGAATGCAGCCGCAGGACTTCGTGTGGCCGCTAATAAGCCGCTTTTGCTGGATGACTGCGACAGATCCGCAGTCGCACAAGCATCTCCAGCCAGGCCGACCGCTCACTAGGCCGGCAGGCTCAACAAGCGTCAGCCGCCCGAACTTGTCTCCAGCGCGTGCCTGCTTGCGTTCTGCCTTCTTGAACATGATTGTTACCTCGGTTGGTTATCCCATTGCCGCTCTATGCGTGCGGCCTCGTCTTCGTACTGCCTGCGCTGCTCGCCCTGGAATCGCTCGGGGTCAAACGATCCGAGCGTCATCCAGTCGAGTTGAGCCGCAACAGCAGGCGTAACCTGTGCTGTGGTTGGTTGCATGGTCGGTTACCAGAAGAAGTGAAAGATCGCCGCCTCACCAATGAGGCCGAAAGCGAGCGTTGCGGAAAGGACGCCGAAGCCTGAAAGGGTCCACCACGCCGCTGCGAAGCTGTGGCCTGATGGGGTGTCGTCGTAGGGGAGGGCTTCGGTTCTCACATCGGCACCCCGTTGCTGATTCGATCTGCCAGGCCGTAAGCGAGAGCCCAGCCGGTGAGTAGTGCAAGGGTCACTGCGAAGCCACGCCAGAAGGCGTAGCGGCGTGCTCGTTGGTACGATGACGCCATCACACACCCCCCAATAGCGCCACGTAGGCGAGAGTTCCGATAAGCGATCCGGCTACGGTGATGCCTAGGGCGCCGGCCAGCTCCTTGAGGACGTAGGCGGTCATGGCTGCTCTCCTTCAACTGGAGTCATCCAGTCAGCGTTATGCTCAAGCAGGGTCAGCTCCCATCCGGGCGCGATTTCACACATGCCGTATTCGCCGAACTGCCCGGAGTAGTAGCGGGCCTCGTACAGGTACAGGCCTTCGCCGTGGCTGAACTCTTCTTCATCCCTGAGCTGCTCCTCAATTTCGCAGAGAGGATCAAGCGCTATGCGCCCGTTGATGGCGCATATGAATGGATCTTCACCGCCTTCAAGGCGAAGAACCTCAATGATCACCGGCCCTTTGTTGAAAACGTCCTTGGTCATGCCGCCTCCCGAGCGATCTGCTCTGCCTTGCTGCGCAACTGCGCCGCGTGGTGTTCGATGAATGCCGCTTGCTGCTTGTCGATGGCGAGGGCCTGCGTGCTCAGGTATTCGGCCAGTTCGGGGTTGAACTGCCCGATCAGGTTCCGGTGGCTTTCCCAGCGCTGATGCCCGACCAGTCCAGGCACGAGCGCGGCGACCAGCTCAATCGGCAGGTCAAGCTTGTCGGAGGCGAATGCGGCGTAGGCGGCCAGCGTGTCGGCGTCGTATGCGTCGAGGGCTTCGTGCACCTGCTCTGCCTCGGAAACGCTGTCATCCGGGCACGGCTGTTCGCGGCGCCCTATGGGTCCGTAGTGCTTCATGGTGGATACCTCGGTTGCCCGGATGGGCGTTGAAGGGGTGATGCAGTGGCCGGACGCTACTCCGGCTGTTGTGCCGTACAGTCTCAGACTGCCGCCTTTCGGCCTCACGGCTGCGTGTCTGCGTGTCTGCTTTCCACGCCGCACTGCATCGGGGAGTGATCTGCCCTGAGTCGAACAGGGAAGACATGCTGGGCTTCTCGCCAGATTGATCAGGTCCGGCACCGGCCGGCGCTACATGGGGGCTACCCGTTCACGCCGGCCGCGCATCAGGCTCGCGGTCCGCGCCAAATCACTCTCCGATGCAGGCTCGTTACGTGAGCCATTCGGCCGTCTCAACGGGGTGTAGTGGAGTCCCGCCAACGGCTGCCGGTGTTTTTCAGCAATCGAGGCACTGTCCGGCTGATCCTCGTCGCAGGTATCCCGAAGGGCCGCTGCGCTCGGCGGTTTGTTCATGGCGCTACCAGCACCGCGCGCCGTACGGTTATCGCAGACCTGGGGGTCTGGCCTGGCTGGTTCAGGGTTTATGGCGCCACCACTCCCACCCCCACAGCGCTGCTAGTACGCAGATGAGGAGGAGGGTTTGGGGTAGGGTTAGCATGGCGTGCCGCGTGCCTTCGCGATGGCCGCGCGGGCCTTCTCCAGCGCCGCTAGAGTGACCGCGTTCTGGTGCGTGTATCCCATGAGAGCCATCTGCGCCTCATCCATCCGCTGAGCCCGCGCTACTTGATGAGAGCGGGGCTTGGTCTGATACCGGCAGGGCTGAGGTTTAGAAACGCTTCTTGGCATTCTCATTGACCTCACGGCGGCGCCGATTCAGCTCAATCAGTCGCTCTGTTTCCGCGTCATCCTCAATCGAATCGAATGCTGCGAGCACCAATCGCGAGTAGTCGCGCCCATCGCCCCTTAGGTCTGCCTGCCCACGCTTCGGCTTCAATTTCATGTGACTGCCTCGAAGGTTGTGCTAGATGCCGAAACACCAAAGCGCGCCCAGTTGGATGGTGAATAGAACTGAACGGTTTTTGCGATCCTGACGATGTGCTCAGCCCCGAATCGGAACGAATTACCCTGGTACTGGCGGGGCTTCGTCAGCTTCTTATCCAGGCAAGTGGCGCCAACCACGCGCCCGTCATTCAGGCGAACTCCGTGGCGCAAGGCGCGCCCGCAGTGATCGCAGTTGCAGTCGCTCTCGTAACCAACAATTGCTATCTGAGTCATGTCCTTTCCCCCTGAGTGATTCATCAAGCCGCCAACTGCGCCTCTTCCATCCGCTGTATGCGCTCCACCGTCTGAGAGCGTGTGGCTTCTGGGCGGCGGATAGGGCGGGCCTGTGCGTGCTCTCCGCCTACGAATAACGCCAGCACGAGCGGGGTGATGATTCCCCGGCGCATGGCTTCAAGGCAGAGGCCGCGAGTGGTGCGCTGGTTGCCCAGCTTGAAACGGGCGTCGTCGAGCTGCTGCTTGACGGTGTAGTGGCTGCAGTCCATGCGGCGAGCGATCTCTTTGGCTGTCATGTCCAACGCGGCATAGATCGTTGCCTGGAGCTGTCGAGGTGCCAGGCCTTGCCCGAGGCGGCCTTCCCATCCCTCAATCTGGATCGTGTCCATGTCGTTCTCCCTGAATTCGGTATTCATTCCAGAGCGCCCTCGAGTGAAGGCGCTCCAGTAATACGTTCCGCTACTTCTGCAGCGCCGCAGCGGTGACCGCGGCGTTAGCAGCGCGACGGGCCAGTTCGACCCGCTCTTCCATCGTGACGACCTTCTTGCCGTCCATTTCCCATGTGTGCCCGTTCAGGAGCCTGGGTAGCACTGTCAGGAAGGCTTGCTGCCAGAACTCGGCGTTGTCGCCTTCCTCTTCGTGCCTGCGGCGCTTGCCGGCGGCGTAGCCTTTGGCGTATCCGCGCTGCTCAGCGGCCTTTATCTCTCCTTGGTCGGCCATTTCTGTGTCTCCAAGGGGTTGCTCTGTTTCCAGCCGCGCACAGCGGCAGGGGTTGTCTTCAAAGAACTCGTCGGACTTCCTGTCCAGTCGCCAGTCGGTCCCCTTATCGGGGGCTGGGGAGAAGGTTTCGGCCCTTTCCGTCCTATCCGGCGAATCCCCGGAGTTGTTGCCAGAATCTCTCTGGCTTGGGGCGAACAATAGCGCTGCTATTTAATAGCGTCAACAGCGCTGCTACTATTTTTACAAATATTTTTTCAAAGACCACACGTCGCCTCTGTTCAGGGGTGGGTGAGTGGCTGACAAGCGGCGGTGCTAGGGCGTGGCACCGATCTGCGGACACAAAAAAGCCCCGGCTTGCGGGGCTTCTCGG